CGACGTATTAGAAGTTATGGTTGATGAACCTGATTTTGCAAAAATGCTAGGTGACCTTAAAGGATTTTTCTCAGAGACACTGAGCAAGGTTTCAGAAGCAAATGCAGCACAAGTTTCAACAATCAAAGATACTGTTGAGGCGTTCAGCAAGAGCGTAGATGGCCGAATCTCAGAGTTAGCAGAACAACACACAGCACTTTCAAGCGCTGTAGAAAATATCAAGAACACGATTGATGGTGTAGAAAAGCGTGTCGATGCAGTAGAATCAGAGACTGCAATTAAGAAGTCCTCAGACCTTGGCGGGTCTCAGGAAGTAGTAATGAAAAAATCAAAATGGAACGGTTCTTTCCTCGGTTCCGTAAACGAACTATTTAACTAAAGGGTAGGTGAAATATAAATGAGCAATGAAACATTAGAAAAGGCAGTGGCAGCAAATACCACAGCAACAGCAACTTTTGGATCCACTACAGGTGGAACAGGAGTACATCGTCAGTCAGAATCTGGCAACGGTGGTCTGTTAAATCCAGAACAATCAGCTCGCTTTTTAGACTATATATTCGACGCAACCGTAATTGGAAAAGTCGCACGTACAGTTCGAATGAAGTCAGACACAACAGAAATTGATCGCATGTCAGTTGGCGAGAAGCTTATGAAGCTTGCTACTGAAGCAGATGATACTGCAACTAACGGCGCAGTAACTTTCTCAAAGATCTCTTTAACAACTAAGAAACTTCGCATGGATTGGGAGCTTTCAACAGAGTCTCTAGAAGACAACATTGAGGGTGCAGATCTAGAAGATCATATTGCACGTTTGATGGCAACACAAGCAGGTAACGATATTGAAGATGTAGTTCTTAACGGAGATACATCTCTAACATCAGACAATCTTTACAAGTCATTTAATGGCGTAGTAAAGAAGGCAAAGACATCAGGTCGCGTCGTTGACGCAGCTGGAGCCGCAGTAAGTCGTGCTGTATTTAATAGCGCCCTTAAGGCAATGCCACGTAAGTACAAGCAACGTCGTGGAGACCTTCGCTTCTTAGCAGGATCAAACCTAATTCAGGACTTCCTATTTGCTAACAGCATTGGTACAAACCAGACAATTCCACAAGATATCGCATCAAGCGTTATCCGTGGCGCAGTTGCACCTCTAGGTGGACCTGCAGGATATGTGGCACCATTCGCATTCGGTATTCCGATCATCGAAGTTCCACTTCTAAATGAGACACAGACTGGTGATTATTCAGCAGCAACTGGCTCACACGGAGATATCCACTTGTCATTCCCAAATAACGTAGTTATCGGAATCAAGCGTGATGTAACCGTCTACAGGTTCTTTTGGCCTCGTAAGGACTCAGTAGAGTACACAATGTATACTCGCGTTGGCGTCCAGATCGAACAAGCAGATGCTTGGATTGTTGTGAAGAACGTAAAAGTAGCTTCATAATAGGATTTAATCCGCAAGAGAGGCCCCCAATTAATTTTGGGGGCTTTTCATTTTAATTTAATAATGCTATAATTAAATAACCTAACAGAGGAGAAGTATGTCATTTGACACATTAAAAGTAGCAGAGCTTAGAAAAATTGCAGAGGACTTTGCAGTTGACACAGAAGGCTTAAAAAACAAAAACGATATTGTTGCCGCTTTGGCGGAAGAAGGCGTAACTTGGTCTGTATATAACAAGACCATTAACAAAATAGAAGAAGAGACAGAAGATATGCTAGAAGAGACTCTACCGAAGTTTGATCCAAAAGCAGAACAACCTGAGAACACCGTATTAGTAAGAATGACTAGAGATAACTTTAGGTATGATATTATGGGATTTACGTTCACAAAAGAACACCCATTCGTTGCAATGGTTTCAGATAAGGCTCAAGAAATTTTTGATAAGGAGGAGGGTTTTAGGTTAGCTAATCCAAAAGAAGTGCAGGATTACTACAACTAATTTAACCCTTTTATTATGGCAGAGATATTAATAGGTTCACAATCTCCTATAACACATCAGGTGTTTTGGAACGGAGAGGTTGCAACCACAGACTCTCTGCCAACAGTCAAAGTATATGATGTTACAAACGATCCACTAGTAAGCCCTGCCGTACTTCCAACAACTTTATTGGTAACTCTAACATCTGTTTTAGACGAAAATAATCCAGGAACGTATTCAGTAAGCATTCCATACTCATTAACAAATAGAAATAAAACTTTAAACGTAAAATGGGAGTATGCTGTGGGCGGAGTTGCAGTTATTAAATCTTATGAGATTTATGTAATTACTCCGTATATAAATTTTAATAATATTGAAGATCTAGATTTTAGTACAGATCCTTCTGACCCAAACTATAAATCTTACAAGCAATTAATAAAGGCTGAGAGATATGCAAGAAAATTAATAGATCAATATACTGGACAAAATTTTTATTTAGAAGACAAGCTGTATGCAGTATATGGATACGACTCAGACACACTTCCTTTGCCAGCTAAAATAAATTCTTTACATAGTCTTTATGCAAACGATATCCTGCTAGTAAATGAAATTACTAATGTTGATAATTGGAACTATCCAGTTCAGATATCTGAAAGCGGATACGGAATTAGAATTAACAGATCAGCACTATTAGACAACACGGTTTATACAGCAAACGGTATGGTTCCTCCTGACATTTATGATTATTCAGGTGCATTTCAATCAGGAGTTTGTTATAAAGTTTCTGGTAGATTTGGCTGGGACAAGGTGCCAGATAATGTTAAGTTAGCCACAACAGAGTTAATGAAAGACTATTTTTCAAAAGAAACTACTTGGAAAAATAAATACGTAAAGTCTATCTCTACCTTTGACTGGGACTTTGAATACACAGGAAATGCATATACTGGTACAGGTAACGCATTTGCCGACAACTTATTAGCAGAATACGTCTTAACAAATAAGGTAGAAATTATATAATGAATAGCATCATAGATTCTGTTCTGTCTATGAATTTAGATGTTTACAGACAGTCTGAAATTCAAGACGCAGATACTGGAGCACTTGTAAAAGAATTTAATTATTATAAGACCATAGCCTGTCATGCCAAGGGAATTATTAGCAATACATCCTCTTTAATTGGTGGGGGAAACAAGCAAAGCTTTTCTAACAAATATGCAGACGAACAGGTTATTCAAGTAAGAACAGCAGAAAAACTAACCGCTAGAGAAAAAGTTACTAACATCAGAGATGCAGATAATAATGTAATCTGGAATGAAATAAACTACCCCAGCGACACCCCAACCGTTTTTGAAGTAATGGGAACAACTCCTATCATAGATCCATTTGGTCGTGTAATAGCCTACAACTCTTCTATGAAAAGATCGGAGAACCAGAAAATTGGACTATAGCAAACCTTTACTCCAAGCAGCCAGTAGCCTTGAAAGGTTAATGATTGGAAGCGGACAAAACAATCACATAAAGGATAGTAATGTGGCTCAGATATCTGCTGCAATTTATTACCAAGCAAATGTGATAGCTAAATTAACTTCAAGCAAAAAGTTTAAAGACAAATTTAAGTCTGTTATATTTTCTCAAATATTAAAGGATTTTGGAAACTATGTAGACTCTCAGGCTAGATCTAAACCTAGGGCTCTTCATCACATGTATGAGTGGAAAAGAACTGGAGACGCTGACGCCAGACTTTTTGATTTAAAGATGATTGATGGTCAGGGCATTTCTTTTAAAATAAGATATGACTATAAAAACTCTACATCTTTTGTTCCGACCAAGGAAAGCAAGAGAAAGCACGTTTTTGTAAGTAAGGCGTCTATCATGGAAGCTGGGATGCCTCTAAAAATCGCTCCACGCCATTCTGAGAGGCTAGTATTTGAATCTGATGGTATTACAGTCTTTATGCCTAAAGGGGCCTCAGTGACCGTACAGAGGCCTGGAGGAAGCGGTGTAATGAATCAGTTTAAGATAAGACACAGCATATTCTTTAGAGGTCAATTAGTTAATCAATCTATTAAGTCTTCTGGGTTTCAAAAGATATTTAATTCTTCTCTTACTAAAGCACTTAAATTACCCCCTTCAATTAAAAAGGTTCAGTATTCATTCAGCGCAAATTCAATTAGGTCTATGGCGGACTCATCAGTAGAATCAGCATTTGGAGGTTCAATGATATGACAGCTAACTATAAATTAGATGCAATGCTAGAACTTAGAAAGTTTTTATGGAGCAGTCTAAAAACCGCAGGCATATTTGATGACGAAGATTATTATAGCGATAATCTAAATGAAAGCATAGTTCCAATTATTCCAGTTCAACAGGCAGCAGAAATGAATCAATTCTTAAGCGGTAAAAAGCATATCGTCTATGACAAGATAGGAATGTCATATGAGGACAACTGGGCAATATGTTGCGAACAGATGCTCTTCACCATATATGCTACTGAGATTTCAGATATAAATGAGATTAGAAACTTTATGACAGATCAATTTAGAAGAATGGATGATTCAGCTAGAGACGTAAATCAATTTGCAACCCTATCTAACAAGTTTAGGTTTCACAGCATCTTTATAGCAGACATCTCCCCAACAGAGCCTTCCGAGGAAATCCAGGGGTTCTTTTCAGCAGATGTCATACTTGAGGTCAAATACTCTAGGGTATTGGACTCCGTAGGCAGATTTTTGTAATTTGCCTTAAAGCCCCTTATAGACTAAAATTAGACTAGAGGAAAAGGCCTAGCCAGCCAACATTTTTTTAGAAACCACAGGAGGTGGAAATAAATATGGCAATTCAAAATACAGGTAATGCCAGAAACATTCTAGTAGGAGCATCACCATTGTTCCTTTCAAGTGAAGACATTACAGAGTCAACATATGTTGAGAACGCAGAGCCAAATTATGGATCAGCAACATCAACAGTAAAGGTACCGTCATTCGCATCAGGAGTTTCATACACAACTACACTAAACGGATCAGTAGATATAACAACAAATCTAGATGGTGTATTCTACTATCGTAACGTAGGATTTACAAATAATGGTCTTCAAATTACTTACAATCCAACATTCGATTCAGTAACCGTAGATCAGTTACTTGATACAGCAAAACTGTTCAAGTCTGCAATGGAGGTTATGATTGCAACAGAAATGTCAGAAGGCACACTAGAGAACGTTCAAGTAGTTTTCGGACAAAAAGCAAGTACATTAACTTCAGCAGGCACAGGCGTAACAGCAACAAAGAGCCTAGGTCTTGAGGCAGGTGCACTTGGTGCAGCCCCAACAGAGCGTCAATTAATCGCAGTTGGACAATCTCCAACAACAGCAACAAATACATCAACAGAGCGTGTATATTACGCACGTCGAGTTTTGTCTGTTCAGCAATCAGCTTTCTCTCTAGCACGAAGCGCAGCAACCACATTTCCAGTAACCTTCCGTCTTCTTCCATCAGGTAGCTCAAGCTACGTTGGATCAGAGTACGGCAAGATTATTGACCGTGTACTAACAGTAACAGCATAATAATTTAATTAAATTATTACCAGGGCCCCCAGAAATGGGGGCTTTCTGCTTGTGTTAGAAAATTAAGGTTGCTATAATAATTAAGACTATCCAAGGAGGATAAATTGGCTACAACAGTATATAACGTAGAAGAAATCACCCTACAAAGCGGTGACAAGGTTAATCTAAAGCCTTTAACAATTAAAGCGCTTAGAAAATTTATGACAGTTATTGCAAAAACTTCATCCTCAAAAACAGAAGATGAAACACTAACAATTTTAATGGAAGCCTGTGCAGTTGCGATTGAATCACAACTACCAGAGCTAGCAGCTGATATGGACAAACTTGAAGGAGCATTAGACATGCCAACCATCAACAGAATCCTTGAGGTGTGCGGCGGAATTAAACTTGACGACCCAAACCTGGGAGCGGCAGCAGTTCTAGCTGGTCAGAACTCGATCTAGCCGCCTTGGAGGGCGAAGTATTTCTTTTGGGTAATTGGAAAAATTACCAAGAACTAGAAGAAAATATTTCGATGCCAGAGTTAATTCAAACTTTTAAGTCTATGCAGAAAACAGAAGAAGAAAAAAGAAAATTCTTAGCTTCTCTTCAAGGCGTAAACTTAAATGAAGAAGTACAGGAAGAGGGTCCCACCTTCGAAGATATAAAAAGAAGAGCTCTTGGAATATCAGCATCAGAAAACGATGTTGTTTCATTACAAGGACCTTACGCAGCAAGTGCTGGGTTTGGTATCGGAGAAGGATTAGGATACTCTAAGGAGTAAAATAGTTAAATGGCTGATGAACAAATAGTAACGAATATAGTCGCTACTTCTGATTTTTCAAATCTTATTGTAGATCTCAATAAGGTTTCATCAGCATTAACTAAATTACAAGATAAATTACAAGCCACCAATAAGACTTTAGCCGCTCAAGTTGCGGTGATGAATAGGTCATTTGCCGACACAATAAGAAGTACTGGCCAGTTCTCAACACACTTCGTTAGCCTAACATCAGACGTAGATAAGTTTGGACAACAGTTAGACAAGGGCCAAATGAAGTTGGGCCAGTTCTTCAGAACATATGCCTCTCATGCAAAAACTAATGGCGGATTAGTCAGAGACCTAGCAAAACAACAAGTTCAATTACAGAATTCTATTCTGCAACCATTAGGAAGAAACGCCGAAGGTTTAATGCAGTACAACGTACATATTCCAAGAGGATTAGACGTAGTAAAAAATAAGACAGCAATTGCAAGACAAGAGTTAATGATCATGAACAAGATGGTTCAAGAGGGCGCAAACTCTTTAATTAACTTTGGTAAGAATACACAGTGGGCAGGTAGGCAGCTAACTATAGGATTAACAGTTCCAATAGTAGCATTTGGAAAAGCCTCAGCCGATGCGTTTAGATCTGCAGACGAGCAGCTAGTTCGTTTAACAAAAGTTTATGGCGGAATAAGTCAGACATCAACTTCTGAGTTATTAAAAGTAAGAAAAGACGTTGTAGAAACTGCAAGACAAATTTCTAAATCTATGGGAGCTGGATTTAATGAAACAATTGGCTTGGCGGCAGATATTGCGGCAACAGGTAAGACAGGAAACGAATTATTAAAGTCAGTTCAAGAAACAACTAGACTTGCAGTACTTGGTGAAGTAGATCGTCAAGAAGCAATGAAAGCAACATTAGCAATTCAATCAGCGTTTAAACAAAATACAGAAGAGCTAACTGAAACAATCAACTTCTTGAACGCAGTTGAAAACCAGACATCAACTACTCTTAATGACTTAGTAGAAGCAATTCCAAAAGCAGGTCCTATTATCAAGGGCCTTGGAGGAACTGTTCAAGACTTAGCTTTATATTTAACAGCAATGAGAGAAGGCGGAGTCAATGCTTCAGAAGGAGCAAACGCTCTAAAGTCAGCACTAGCCTCTCTAATCAACCCGACAAATGTTGCTAAAGATAAGTTCTTGTCATTTGGAATATCTTTAGAAAATATTGTAAATCAAAATGCTGGTAATACCACAGCAACAATATTAGAACTACAATCAGCCCTAGATACTTTAAACCCATTACAGAAACAACAGGCGCTAGAGCAATTATTTGGTAAGTTCCAGTTTGCTCGTATGAACGCTTTGTTTGAGAACCTTGGAAGACAGGGAAGCCAAACTCTTCAGGTATTAGATTTAATGAAAGCAAGTAGCCAAGACTTAGCTAATTTGGCAGGACGAGAATTATCTCAGGTAACAGAGTCTGCTTCTGGTAGATATCGTAGAGCGTTAGAAGGACTTAAAGCTGATTTAGCGGCAGTGGGAGATCAATTCTTAACTATTAATACACACCTTATTAACTTTGTTGATGGCATTATAAAATTTGTTAATAGACTTCCAGATCCAATAAAGAAAGTACTTGGAATATTGGGAATGTTTACAGCCGTAGCAGGACCTTTAATTATGTTAACTGGTGTACTTGCAAACTTCTTTGGATATATAATAAAGGGCGTCTCTCATATGAGAGCTCTGTTTAAAGGTGGAGAAGGATTTAAACTTCTAACCCCAGAAATTTTAGCTGCCCAAAGAGCGGGAGATTTAGTAGAGAAAACATTCTACAGTGACGCTAAAGCAGCCGCAGTATTAAAGCAATCAATTGCTGCCTTATCAGCAGAATTTACTCTTCTGCAACAGAGAGCAAACTCAGCAGCCATTTCAGTTAATCCAGCAATATCTACAGCAGCAGGAAATGTTATTATTGGTGGTCAAAGAGTTGTAGATCCTAACAATCCACTTGCTGGAAAAATGGGAACAAGAGCTGCGGGACACCATAATCCAGTTTCTATTATGGATGCAAATGCTAGAGTTAATCAAACAATCCACTCTTTTACTCCACAACCAATACCTGTAAATAGAAAAATTGGTGCTGTTCCACAAATATTTGCAGATGGAGATTTACCAAGCATTGAAGGCTTAACAACTTCTAGAGGTGTTTCAACAGGAATAGTTGCGGGAGAAGCTGCAAAGCATCATGCTCTTATGGGAACTCTATCCATGCTTTCAAAAAGAGAAACTACAGAATTAAAACATCAAATTAAAACAACTGGGTCTTTTAGCACAGAAATAAACACTACCTTTGCTGCACTTGTTCCAGAGATGACTAAGTTAACTACTAATGCAGCAAGACAATCGGCTGCCATAGTTCAACAACTTCAAGCAGGAAAAATTACAATGGAAGCAGCTCGTGCAAAAATTATTGCAATAAATGCACAACTAGAAGCCATGATGGGACAGGCAACAACCCAACTTGCAACAAGTTTAGGAAGAACAGCTAATTTAACTCAAGTTCCTTTAATTAATCAGCCTATTGTTAGCCCTAAGGGCAAGGCCAATATGAAAGAAATATTTAGGTCAGGAAGACCTGGATCTGGAATAATTGATAGAATTGCAAGAGTACTAGGCGTAAAAACTTACGGAGCAGGATACTCAACAGAGACAACAATTCCTAAGATGAATAGCGGTGGAAACGTAGTCCCAGGACCAAATGTAAATGCAGATGTTGTTCCAGCCCTATTAACTCCAGGAGAGTTTGTTGTTAATAGAGAAGCAACGGCAGCCAATTTGCCATTACTCACAGCATTAAATAATAATAGAGGATCAAATGGGCCTGGGTATAATACTGGTTCTAGAAAAGAAATTAGAAGTTCCGTAAGATCAATGCTTGAGGGAAGACAGATGTCTCATTTAGATGAAGGATTTAGATCTTCAAGCAGACCAGATCTTCATAGTCAATTAATGTCTGATTATGGAATAACACAACAACAAGCTTCAGATCCAAGAACTTCTGTTAAGAGCGGCCTACTTGCTGCCTATCATAAATTTTTTAATCAAGGAACTGCAAGAGGTACGTTGCCAATAGATGCAGCTATAAGTTATTTAAGTGGAGAACCAGTTTCTGTTTCTGGGAAAGGGTTATACGATCCTTCTAGCAAAAATTCCGTAAGACATGATCCTTTAATTGCATATGGACCACTCATGGATGATCTAGGAATTAGAGGAAGAAGCAGGATAGAGTTTGCTGCAGATTTAGATAGACAAATGGTTGAGGATTTAAATTTGCAAAAAAGTAGAGGAAAAATATTTTTATCAGATGAAATTTCTGGAAAGAATGCTTCTGGGCAAGCAAGGTCTTCTATACTTGGAAGATCAGTTGGTTCTGTTTCACAAAGATATGGTAATTCTATAAGAAGAGCATTTAATGCATTAAGTGAACCTCAAGAGGTACGTGTTGCAAGAGAAAGATCTGCTGGAGATATAGCAAGTGGTCGTGGGGCAAGTACAAACAGAATATTTAGAAGGAATGAATCTAGAGTTACATCTGCGGTTTCTGCTATAAGAGCTGGAAGAGGAGTTCCTACTTTTGGCGGCAGAGCTCTTGAGTTTGCAAGTAAAGCCATAAGAAGAAGAAATGCTGGCGGATATATTGAAATGAATGCTGGAGGAATGGTTTCAATGCCACCAGCACTTCCAATCCCACCACAAAATGGAAAATACAATATGGGCGGAATGGTTCAAGGATATAACCGTGGTGGAATGATTGCACAAATGTTACTTCCAATGCTTGGATACATGGGTGGGCAATCAATAGGAACTCAAGTTGGTGGCGCTGGTGGAGGTTTCACTGGCGGAATGATTGGATCAATGATTCCTTCAATGCTTATGGGAGGCATGGGGTCAGCTAGAACTAAAACGGCTCCAGGCTCTGATGAGGCTTATGATAAATATGCAAACAGGGTAGGCAAATCAACCTTAGCAAATAATAAATTTTCATTATCCTTAGCTAACTCAGCGGCACAAGGATCTAGAGTGTCTGGAGTTCTTACTACTCTTATAGGAGGACTAACTAAAACAAATCTTGTAGTAGCTGGAGTAACAACTGTCTTAGCAGCTGGATACTCAGCATTTAAAAATTATCAAGAAGGCGTTAAACTAAATGTATCTACATTTGGCCTTACCGCTGAAGCTGCAGAAAAAGCTGGACTAAAAGTAACAGATTACAATTCGGCTATTAAAAATTCTACCGATACAATAAATGCAACTATTGAAAGAAATAAAATGCTTTACGATAGCATGAACTCTGCTGGAATTCCAATTAAGATGACTATTGAAGAATACAAAAAATTAAAAGAAGAAGTTAAAAGCAGCATGGGCGAGTCTATTCAAGCAATTAATAGAATGAAAGAAACAGATCTAAAAGATTATGCAGAAAGACTAAAGGCCCAAATGATTGCAGCTGGATCTTCTGCAGATGACGCTGCTAAAAAAATATATGCAGCATTTGCCTTGTCTAACAAAGCTGAATTGGCGGGAGCTTCAACAGTAGGTAATATTGGATTTAATAAAATACAAGACGGAATAACAGCAGCAATAGAAGCCTATCAAGTATTTAATGATACGGTTAAAAATGAAAGCGCAGCCGCTCAGGGAATGGCTTTAACAACATCTATGGAGGCAGCCAATAAAGCTGTAGAAGAAGCAATTGCTCTTAGCCAAAAGAAAGCTGATGCGGACAAGACTGGCAAGACCGCATTAATATCTAGATCTCAAGCAGAACTTCAAGTTTATGATGTAATAAAATCTAAAGTTTCTGAACAAGCAAATGTTTCTCAAGGCCTGTTAGATAATATTTTTGCTCAAAATAGAGAAGCAAAAAAATTCCTTTCATTACAAGATACTTCTTTAAGCATATATCAAAAATTAAGACTTCAAGCTCAGGGCTACACAGGAGACTTAGCAAAAGGTGCCATAGAGGCAGATCGACTGTTTTCAATGAGAACCGCAATTGAATCTAGCGTTACATCATTTTCTACTTCTCAAGGTGGACCACTGTTTGGAATATCTCAAAAACTAATAGCAGCCGAAAAACAATATAAAAAATTACAAGCGGCATCTAAAGGCGCTAGCGCTCAACAGCAAATAGACTCAAGAAAAGCTGGCGAAGCAATTGATGAAAGAATTAAAAAGATTAAAGAAGAGGCTGATGCAAGACGTAAAGCCCTAACTCAAACACTACAAGATGAGGATTTCTTAACTGAGATTAAGAAAAAACAATTAGAGTATCAAGATGCCTTGGCCTCTGGAGATATGTCAAGGGCGGCTCAGGCACAGCTTGACATTCAGTCATTAAATAGAAAACAGCAAACCAACAAAGCAATGGACGCAATTGATGAAAAAGAAAAATCTGATCTTAAGCCACTAGAGGCTCAAAGAAAAGCGCTTTCAGATGCTAATCAAAAACTTTCAGACTCAGCTTCATTAGCTGGCAATGGCTTACAAAAACTTGCAGCAGATATAGAAAAATACAAAACACAAATGTCTGGATTCACTAATGCTTTAACTAACTTCCTTGCATTTATAAATGATAAAGATAATAAGGGTAAAAGTGCAGCAGGACCAGCAGCAGCATTGGTAGACGCATCTAAAGCAATTGGATTTGATATGCCAAGTAGTTTTTCTGGCCCAAGACCAAAGGGAACTACTGAGATAGCGCAAGAAATTGCTTCAAGATTCCCAGAGTTATTAAAAACTATAAATGCAGATTCAGCTGTTATTAATGTGAACTCAGCAATAATTGATGAGAAAAAAATTGCAGACATAAAAAATGTTAGACCTATGGGAACTACTGGAAGAGGAGGATCTGGATTTATACCAAGACCTTCAGCAACTACTGTTTATGGAAAAGATCCAGTAGTAGTACCAAGGTATCAAACAGGAAGTACCTATACTTATAGTGCTCCAGTGGCTCCTGTTAAAAAATCAATGGGTGGATTAATTAAAATGTCTACCTTTCCTAAAATGTCTTCTGGTGGACCAGTAATAAATACCGTTCCTAAATATAATTCAGGGGGATTTGTTAATCGTTCAAGTAGCTCATCTTCTTCTTCGGTAAACATAGGCACTATAGCGGTAACAATGACATCAACACCAGATAATCCTAAAAAGTTTTTTGCTGATCTTAAAGAAATAGCAAGACAAGAGGGAGCCAAAGTAAGCCCTGGAGGTAAAAAAGCACAATGACACATTTAACTCTACCAGTAGGATCTATCCTATATTTAAACTCAAACATTAAACTATCAGAGCACAACAGACAGCCAATTGCTATATCAAAAACAAGAATAGAGCAAAGCAAGAGAATGTCTAATGGAACATTCCGTAAATTCTTTATTGCAGATAAAGAGGGTATTTCTGTATCCTGGAATATGCTCCCTTCTTTTTCAACCTTTACTATAGATGGAGGATACGGTGCAGTAGACTTAAAAACATTTTATGAAGGAACAGCCGCTAAAGCCGCAGGCGCATTATCTGGACAATCAACATTTGACGTATCAATAAATTACGGAGGAGCAACAAGACAAATAGAGATGGTGTTTACAAGTTGCTCGTTTGAAATTGTACGAAGAAACGTAAAAGAAAATGTAGGAAATACCCCGCAGGAGTTCTGGAACGTATCCATATCAATGGAACAAGTGTAATGATAACAGCCTCCGAATCTTTAAAAAATATATTTAAGCAACAAAAGTCTATTAAGGCCGACGTTGGTTGCGAAATAGAATACAACATGAACTCTTTGATTGATGGGATAACAGTAGTTTCTGCAACAGCAGACTCTACCTATACTTCTCAAATATCTGGGTGGCCTTCAGGTAAAGCAAATCCATATAAGAAATTGTTTCCAATTGATTCTATTTTAAAACCTTTTAGGCCAACACAATCTGGAATTAAATATTTTGTTTTTTTACCCAATGATACAGTTGCAAATAGCTTTTCTTCATATAGGGCATTACAGTATCCAGGAACTCAACCTAGACTTTATTACCCTGGAGTAACAACACAATACAAATATTGGCTAAGCGCAAAAGATGCTAATGTTAATATAACAGTTAACTATCTAACAACAGGGCTGCTTGGCAATAAGAGTGCTCTATCAAATAAAATTATTGTTAGGTTTGAGAAGTACCACACCTTACCAACCACATACTCTTTAGTAATTACTAAATCAGATAACAGTACCCAGTCAGTCGGACCTTTCTCTACGCCAACAGACGGCAACGTAGAATTAAACTATAATGGAACTTCATGGACCCAAGGAGCTTTATCTGAGCCCGTATCCTATGCAACACCAATATTAATTAAATCAATTAACTTAACTGCAATTAATCCTGGCGGGGGCAAAGTAATAGGAGTAATTGAAGTATCTGCCAGACTAGTAAAAGACATATCTTCTGATATCGTTAAGATAGATATTCAAAAAGAATCCTCATCTTCAGCAGAAGACATATTACCAGTTGGATTCGTTAGCGCAAACAGCATAAACCTTGAGCTCGTTAAATACAACCAGTCAACCATGCAGACAGTTCCATACAATAGGTTGTCCACATCCTTTGACTCATCTTTAATTTACATGTCTAAAAATGCAGAGATTAGACCATACTTTAAAATATATCATTCTGGTGCAACCACAGTTGCTGGATCATATGATAAAGTAAAGCAAGGCATGTTTTATGTTAATGATTTTAACATCAGCGCATATGGGGAGACCACAGTATTTGCTCTAGATGGATCTAAGTATTTAATGGACACTCTGTGCCCAGACGTAATTTGCGAGAACTATCCAGTTACTGCAATATTAAGAAGGCTGTTAGATTCAGTAGGATTTGCAAATTATAATTTTAATTTAAATACAACTTCAGAGGTCTCTATTCCTCAAATAGATTACTGGTGGACAGATGATTCTAAAACTGTATGGGAATCAATTCAAGAGCTATGCAGAGATATTCAAATGAACGCCTTCTTTGATGAAAACAATGTTCTTCAATTTTACAGCAGAGACTATATATACGATAACACAAGAACTAGCCAATGGGATTTTTATAGCGAGCCAGAAGGATCTACGCTTCCTAACATTATAGAGTTTGTTCAAAAAGATATTGTCGGGGCCAACTTTGTTAAAGTTTTATGGGATGCGGCTATAACCTCTAACTACACTGGAACCTCAGGAGATCTATGGAGAGCGCCAACAACATTTTTAAGCGCTGGCGGACTCTTGACTTCCCTGACAGAATCAGACGACACCTATCTAACAATAGATACTAAGTCTTTAGATGTTTATGCTCAACAACAATCCTTTTACAATTTTGCAGGATTCGTTTTAATTGATTCAGAAATTATAGAGTATGATGGAATAGAGTATGACCTAACCCTACTAAATGGAACAAAAGAAACTCAATTAATAAAATCATCTTCTGATGTTAACAAGTATAGGGCTTTATCTAAAGCAGGATATGCTGACGAAACAAATCCAGCAGATACCGCATATTTTAAACCTAGCGGTCGTTATAAGATTAAAAAAAGAGGAGCTCTAGGAACCGTAGCAGCAGCACACTCTGCACAATCAGCTAATTTAAATAACTGGACCCCAGTAAATGTTTCATGGAATTCTAAGCAGCCATCTACTTCTGGAACATCAGTAACTGCATCAGGACTAGATCTTTACTATACATTAAGACCAAAGCAAATATCTCTTACTAGCGTAGAACTAGATTTTGTTGTACCATCAATTGCTCCAACACACTATTTAGTATCCGTTCAATTATTAAATTCTGACAACTCTAACGATGGCCCAGCAATTGCTTTAGCACAATATACAAATCAGATCCCATTGGTAGTTACAAACCTGTCCCCTGGAGAAAAATATACTTTTAGAGTTACTCCTAAAAATGGCGCAGATACATTTGGAAACTCTATGACAAGTCCTATATTTACTATGAGCGAGACTTCATCTGGAGGAGGCATATCTTCTAGTTTTATAAATTCAGCAACCATAGTTCCGCAAAAATCTTATTTTAAATTAACAAACAGCACAAGCGATAAAGATAAGTATGTAATGGCATATAGAGATTTTCAAGGAATTACTCTGGCTTCGGCAACAGTTAATGGTAGCTACGCTCCTTATTCTTATCCAACAAACAATTATTCTTTATCCTACTACTCTTTTGGGACTAGCGTATTTTTAGATGCAGATGATAGATCAAAAGGATCTTCTGCTGGACTAGGATTTTTTGTAAACGATTTAGGAAAGACAGGATATTTTGTAGTTGTAGAAACAACCAAGTCTTCTACTTTAAAAGAAACAAAATCTGTTAGAATCTTAAAGGCAGACGGAGTTGGAGTACGTGTGCTAGCAGATTCTCAAAGAACTGCTTCTTCTACTTTTGAAGGTGTGTTTGGAGGAACTCAGTATAATATTGATGCAAGAGTTAAGGTTGATGGAAGCTCTGTAACAATTAATGTTTCTATTAATGGATATAAAATTAATGCCACAGACACTAACTCTAATCTTAATGCTAAAGAAACTAATAAGATATTGGCTCCAACCAAATCAGTTGCAATTGTTTGCGGGAACGGATCCGTAGCTTTTGATTATGCTTATGGCACTAATATGACAGAGACTAAGTATCAAGAATCTCTAGTTGATCCAAACTTATATCTAGCACAGTATTCAAATGACTTGCTTGACATGTCCTTTGGGGACCTATTCTATGACGCAAACAACTCAGACAATACTCTAAAAAGCCAGACAGTAGATGACTTTGGTACGGTAGTCAGAGAAATTTATTATGTAAAAACTAAGTTAAACGCCAGACCCGCCTTCCCAGTAAGATGGTCTACATCAGACAATAGGTCTGTAAATTTAATAGGCCAGAAGTTTTCTAACTTTGAGGCAGAAGCATATGTTTTAAATAATACGTCTACCACTATTCCATTAAGTGACGGAGGCAAAGCCTCTCTATATATATTTGGCAATGAGATAAATTCATCTGGAACCCTAGAGTATTCTACAGATGATAGTCCCGAGTATGTTAATAAAGAGCCAGTAATTTTTGAATCAAGGTGGTTACAGAATCAAAAAGATGTTCAAAATCTAGCCAATTTTATAAAAACTAAAGCTATTAACAAAGGTAAGGTTATTGATATAGATATATTCGGCAACCCGTTGCTTTCAATAGGGGACATAGTGTCTATAAAGTATACCTATCAAGGCCTCCTGGGTACCGAAAAAATGATAATTACAAACATATCACAATCTTTTGAGGAAGGAATAAGTACCTCCATTAAGTGTAGAACCATTTAGGTTCTAAAATGGTATAATAATAAAATGACAAAAAGCTCAGTGCCAAAAAGAATTAAGAGTAAAGATGTTGTTCCTAAGGGATCGATAATCTTAAAAAGCACCAGCCCAGATCTACTTTGGGTAGGAGCTAACCCAAGCGTAGTAACTTATGATGATACTGGATATGAGCTTAATAAATATTTAGGTGGACCAGTAGAATCAGAAACAGCAAGCGATGAATTAGAATTAGAAAACTTATCGGTACAAGGAAGTCTAGAACTTTCAGAAATAGATACTGTAGATATGACAGATATTGAAAATGTAACCTTTGAAGAATATTTTGACTTATCTACTAAAATTACCAAGTATAATGTTTATATTAAAATAAGAAATGGTAGTTCAAAATCAGCATCCGTTGCTGGCGTAGACGCAAGAATTTATGATGCCGCCGCTTCTTCATATGCACCTAGCTCTACTCCAGTATATGAAAACCCTGCATCTTTTATAACACCAACACCAAGCATACCGTCCGTAATATTTAAAAGAGATGGGACAGCAATTGCTTGGGGATGGGATGACTCATCTGACTTTGGATCATATTCATCAATATATTACGAATGGATAATTACAACATTAAAATCTGGAGGAACTACAATTAGCGAAGGTTCTTCCGCTTACCCTTCTTCATCAAGTTATGCAATTGGCAGTAGCGGTAAAACAAAAAAGTATAGAGTTAGTTCTTCTCAAGGAGATACGCCATCTAGCGCTTCAGAAAGATGGCTTAAAGTTAGAACAGTAGTTGTTGGAACAAATAGTAAAAAATACTATTCAGCATACTCTACTGCAATTTAAAGGAGAAAAATGATAAAAGGCACATACATATTTTACCAAGACGGAAAAGAGATATACCGTTCTCCTAATATTATAACTAAATTTGGAAAAAGATATTTTACTAGATACCTAGCAGGTCTTATTGAATCAGGATCAAAGGACATTGTTTTTGGAATTAGCGAAGATAAATTAATTTCTTCTGTCTCTGCAACCAGTGGAACTATAACCTATACAACATTTTCTGCCCACGGGTTATCTGCAGGCAATAAAGTTAGCATGGTAAACATAAACCCTAGTGCATACAATTTATTAGATGTTACTGTAAACGCTACTACAAGTACAACCTTTACAGTTATAAATTCAGCTTCAGGAACTTATGTGTCTGGAGGAAATGTAGTTTCAGATGTAGACACACGCCTAGGATTTGAAATATACAGAACGCCAGTTTTACTTGGAAGCAGCGATATCCAAATTGAAAATGATATTGCTAAGTATTCAATTGTTTATAAATCTACTATACCTAAAGATGTTTCTGGTGTAATTTCAGAAATTGGCATATACCCTTCAACAAGAACATCTGCCAATAACTTTGACGGTAAATTTATAGCGGACTTTGATAAATATTTTGATTGGGTAGATGGTAGCGGATACAGCCCAACCCTTTCTACAGTAGGGGCAAAGGTCGGCGGTAACGTGTTAAGCATGACATCTAATGTTTCTGCTTCGAATGAATACAAGGCAAACATATCTTTGGATTTAGAGGGATACAGCAATTTAGATTCCTTAAGCCTAGCCTATTATAAAAACGATACAAATTTAAACACAATAAGAATAAAATTATATAGCTCAACAGGAAACTACTATTATGTAAATGTAACCCCTAAAAGCGGTACTGGAGCTAAAATTAACTCAGACATAATGCTGAGCACATTATTTTCAAATGTTGTTGGGTCTCCAATAAAATCACAAATAAGTTTAATTGGAATAGAGGTAATTCCTAATACGTCAACTACTACAACTGTCGGACTAGACGCATTAAGAATTAATGACGAGGACACGTTTGACCCAAACTTTGGACTACTTAGCAGATCAATTTTAGATACACCGTATTTAACAAAGGTTGCGGGAAGACAGATAGACGTAGAGTATAGATTAGATTTGAGTTTCTAAATGGCATATCAAGATCTACTAAAGGATACATCTAAACCAGATCCAAGCAACAAGGACTACTTTCTTGTAACGCTAACCGACATAGAGGTAAGTCAATCCTATCCAATTCAATTTAGATGGAAATATAATGATGGAACTTTTTCTCCATGGTCAGCAGTTAAAGTTGTAACAACGCCTGGAGAATCAAGTCCTAACACACCCTCTACTTTAACAGTTGTTGGAGGCGCTGGATTTTTAACAGTAACATGGGATGGGAATATCTCAACAGGTGCAGCTCTAACTAATTTTGATCGAGTAGATATTTATGTAAACGGGGCACCATTTAACGGCAGTAAACCAGCAGACTCATTTTTTTCAGCAGGCACAAAAACAATTACTGCTCCAGCAGGCACATATATAGTTTCATCTTATGCAGTATCAAAATCTGGAAAATCATCAGCAATGAGTGCTGCAGTAACCAGAACAGTAACAGCTAACGTTCCCGCGGCATTGCCATCATTAACCCCATCTACGCCAACAGCTTCTTCTGTTTTAGGTGCTATACAATTATCTTGGAATGGAAAAACTTCAACAAATACAGATCAGCCATACGGATTTAATGCAGCAAAAGTATATGTCGGTACGAGTGCAGGGTTTACTCCAATTAATACTGGAACTGCAGGCGCAAACCAAGTAGACGTTTTAAATTTTGCAAATGGCCAAAATACTTTAAATATTGGATTAGGAACACTTGTTAATGGAGTTGCTTTAGATCACGGTATTGATTACTACATTAAAATTGCTACAACTAATGGCACAGATACTTCAACAGCAGTTTCTGCAACTGGAAATCCAGTGCGGGTAGGACAAGTTCAAAATGGAAGTTTGATTACTGTGACTGCAGATAAAATCGATACAGGAACGTTGTCTTCTGGATCAATAATAACAGTTGGCTCAACTGCAGGAAAACATGTTAAATTATCTGGAACTGGAGATCCTCTTACTATTTATGGAAGTGGCGGAACTGCTAATCCAGTATTAAGTTTTAATGGAGCTAAATTATCTATTGTAGGAGATGGAACATTTAGTGGAAACTTAGTTATTGGATCTACATCAACTGCATCAGTATTCAAAGCAGAGCCTGCAACTGGAATATGGCTTGGAGATCAGTCTTATTCGTCTGCTCCATTTAGCGTAGCAGTAAACGGGGTTATTAAAGCTAACTCTGGAACTATTGGAGGATGGACATTAGGTTCAAGTTTTTTGCAAGGAAGCAACTTTGAAATAAATAGCTCTAACTCAACAATATATGTAGGCCCAACAAGTGGGTCACATATTAGAATAAGTGCGTCTAATGGTATAGCAACATACAATGGCGGAACTCAAACTAGCGGATTTAATTTAGCAACAAATGGAACCTTAAGCTTATCTGGGGCAATTACTGCTACTTCTGGTAGTTTTACTGGATCTGTAATTACTTCAAATATATTAGCAACAGGAGGAACTGTCGGAGGATGGACACTTTCACCTACATCTATATCTGCTGGAGGAACTACTTTATCTTCAAATGGATATTTAAGTTTTACTAATGCAGGTCCAGGAGCCCTTGTTTTAAATCAAGCAACTATATTTGAATCAGCTGGAACAGCGGGAACACCAGCAGGCTCATTAACTTTTAGCACAAGTAATAGTCCAAGGCAGATACATTTTTTTGATCAAAATGATCTTTCTGGAATTGTTTCAATAAATAAACAATTAAATTACCCTGGAATATCAACTGGAACAGGATCTACCGTTGTATATCTATCATCTAGCGGAAGAATAGGATACACAACATCTTCAAGAAAATTTAAAAATAACATACTTCAATTGCAATCTGGAACTTATGTAGATAAAGTTATAGAATTAGATCCAGTCTCTTTTGATTGGATAGACCAGCCAGAGGACATGCCCTATAAAATGAATTATGGCTTAATAGCTGAAGATGTCAGTGAAATTCCAGTCATGGACAGTATAGTTAATTATAATGAAAATAATGAGCCAGTTAGCATATCTTATGAAAGACTCACCCCATTTTTGGTCATGGCTATAAAAGAAATTGCAGCAAGGCTTGACGCCCTTGAAGGGTAATGGTACTATTAGTCTCTATTAAGGGAGAACTATGGCTAACAAAGCAGAATTAGTTGTTGCCGCTTTGCAACAACGTATAGGAGAAATCGTATCAACTTATGAAACTCAAATTGCAATTTTACGTGCAGAAATTACACAACTTGTTGAAAAAGATCAGGAAAAAAACTCAACCTCAGACTCTAACTAGTCCAGTAATGCTGCCGTCAGGATTGGCAGTAAAGACAGACAGTGGAGTTTATTGGGTAAAAGACGATAAAAGGTTTAAGCTTATATCTAATCGTGCCGCTAAGTCCTGGTCATTTCCAACCGTTTTAGCAACCGATAAAGCAGTTGCTGGAATAAAGATAGTTGGAAAGCTAGGGTTCAGAGACGGTACTTTGATAAAGAACATAGCCGATGGTAAAATATATTTAATATCGCAAAACAAACGTAGACATATTGTAAGCCCAGATTCTTTTGAAAAGTATGGTCTTAATAGATCTGATATCGTTGAGGTTAGTGATTCAGAAGTTAATATGCATGACCTAGGAGAAAACTTATAATGGCCGATTTAATACCAGTTACCTTTAATGAGGGAGAGCCCCTAGACGTTAGCAAGTTAAATAATCTTAGACTTAACCAAGTAACCACATATCAGATTGCTTCAAGTTTACAGAACTCAACAATAGATGGTAAAACAGTTCCAATGATAGATTATGGATCAGTAAACGTAGTTACTAAACTAGGATCTTCTGCTGCAGTAAGTTTGCCAATTAATCCTAATTTTACTGGAACCCCCACATTTATTGTTTCAATAGGTGGTGGATCAGTTGGATCAGCAATTGCTATCCCACGTGTAATTGGACAATCTGGAAGCAACCCTCAGGTGGTAGTTAACTCTACAAAAGAAGTAGGAACAATACAAGTAAATTATATAGCAATACAAAACAAATAGACTCAACCAGTACTTGACACCCCAATCAAATATGTTACAATTACCTTGTAACATTAAAGTCACAATTTTGTGACTTTTTTAATGTAAGGATATTAAATGTCTAACGACTTAAAATGGATGCTGTCTTCAGATCAACAGTTTCCATATCAAGATGATAAAATGATCGAGCTTTGGTTTAAGGTTATGAAGTGGTTTAAGCCAGACGTAGTAGATTATCTTGGCGATACAGATGATCAGGCTTGCTACAGTAGATTCACAGAGGGAAAGCCAACAGAATTTTTAAAAGCGTATAAGAATGATGATGTAACAAACGATTTAGAATTAATGCTAAAAGACATGAAGTTTGAAGCAAGTGGTGCTCGTGAATTTTATGAAAGAACAAGAAAGATGCTTCCTAATGCACAACTGTTTTCAGCCTTAGGAAATCATGATATTAGAATTTTTGATTATTTAGATAAGAAAATTCCTGAGTATGCAAAGCACGTTACTCCAGAAGCTTTATGGAGTTTAGACTCATTAGGATATGACTACATTTATTATAACGAATTACCTAAGCGCCGTTTTGGAGATATCCATGTTCACCACGGAATGTCAATTGCAGCCACAGGTTCTGCTAGAAAAGATATGGAAGACATGCAGGTATCTTTAATTAGAGGTCACTCTCACAGAATTGCTTCGCACATGGTTACCTATGAACTTAGAAATAAGGGCAAGGGAGAAACTCTTCGTGGATATGAGATTGGACACATGTGTGATGAAAAAGGTCCAGGAATGAAGTATACTCAACATCATGACTGGCAAAAGGGATTTGCTATTGCTCATATAGAGAACGGAAAGTATCCTCATGTTAACATGATTCATGTATCTCCAGACTATACTTGTGTTGTAGATGGGAAAGTGTTTAAACTATAATGCAGTGTCAAAAATGTACGGGCAGGGTTTTTGTGGACAGAGTTTTTTCACAGAAACTACATATAGAACTTTTTTGCATAATGTGTGGAAAAAGGTGGATGATAAACAAAGAGACGAATGCGTTTGCTAAATGGTTAGAGAAAAAAGACAGGGACCACGCAAAAAGTTACTCTATTTCTTCTTAAACGAAAAAATACATAAAGTAATTAAGTCCTCAAAAGCTAAGGACGAATTGATTGCCTGGTGCTACCCAGACAAAAAAAGAGTTCTATATTCCTACTCACAAGTAAAGAGCAACATGTCTGGCGCATATTCAGTTATACAAGTAGCTAAAATGTTAAACCGTACACGTGTTAGCATACAGAGATATATACTAGATGGTAAAATTTCTCAACCTCAAAAGCTATATTCAATTGGCAACCCAGACGGACCATGGAGCAAGATCATGCTTAGCGAGTCCGATATATACCAATTGCACCAATTTGTCCTAGAGGCAGGGTATACAAAAGACTTTCCTTCACGTGCAGAGCTGACGGCTCTTCTCAAACACAACTTAATATTGTATACTAAGACAGAAGAAGGTAATTTTGTACCCATATGGAAGGCGGAATAATGTCGGAGACAAGAGTCAAGGTGGACTTGTCATTCACACGCAATCTAGGAAACTATGAAAGCATTAGAATTAATATAGGCGTAGAAGACGATATTCGTCATGGAGAAAACGTAGACACAGCAACCGAAAGAGTATATAAGTTTGTAGAGAGTAAGCTAATTGAAAAAACTCGTGAGGTTGAGCAGGAATTAAAAAATGTCAAACAGTAAAGAGCCATATATTTTGTTAACTCATTATCACAATTTATATAAAACAAAATATGGTAAGGCTCCTGTTATAAATAAGTTTAGAGAAAAATGGGGAATGCAGGACGTGATAGATAGCGTAGGGTTTGACAGAACAAAAAGTTTATTAGATTACTATTTTACAACTGGTAAAAACGGACACCCGTTACAGTTTTTCTATTATAATTTTGACAAGATAGATCAGGTTAATAAAGAAGCTGAAAAAGACAAAGAGAATAGAAAAAGATTAAGAGAAGCTACTAAAAAAATGGTGGAAGAAGGAGTAGAGTGAATACAGAAGCAACCCTAATATCCGCTGTATGTAAAAACAAAGACATAAGCACCCTACTTGCAGATAACGTAGATGAACTATTTACTTCTCATAGAGATATTTGGGAAGGCCTAAAGTCCTATTACTACAAGTTTAAAGCAGTGCCAGAGGTGGGAGTACTGCAAGATAAGTTTAAAGACTTTGAGCCAGACTCTAATATAAAAGCCGAAACAGGTTATTACTTAGATACACTAAAGAATGAATACCTGTCTGCTAGACTTAAAAGCATTATGCTTAAGGGCGGATCTTTATTAAAAGAAGAGGCTGCCTCAAGAGTTCTTTCTCAAATGCAGATTCAATTAGCTGGTCTTTCTAAATTTACCAACAATGTTCGTGACTTAGATGTTATAGATTTAGAATCAGCAGAGAGACACTTTCAGTCAGTAAAAGAACGCTCTGCGGTAATGGGAGGAAGTCCAGGAATATTAACTGGGTTTAAAGCAATCGATGCTGCTTATCCTACGGGTATGGCACCAGGACATTTAATTGTTGCTATTGGTTGGCCAGGAAAAGGAAAGACATGGTTTACATCTTATTTAGCATGCAAGGCTTGGGAGCAAGGATTTAAACCAATGATCGTATCCCTTGAAATGTCTCCAGAAAATATGCGTGACCGTATTTATACAATGCTTGGCTCTGGTCTATTCCGTGCCAGCGATCTATCTCGTGGAGATATAAACATAGATACTTTTAAATCATGGGGTAAAGAAAAGTTTGAAGGAAAGAACTCATTCGTACTTGTTTCAAACGAAGGAACCTCAGAAGTAACTCCTGCAACTATTCAGGGAAAGATAGATCAGCATAAGCCAGACTTAGTTATCCTTGACTATCACCAATTATTTAATGATAATAAGCGAAGCAACTCTGAAGTAGAGCGTAACCGTAACATATCTCGTGAGTTTAAACTACTTGCAGTATCTAACAACATTCCAGTAATTGATATTACTGCAGCAACTGCAGATGATATATCTGATCAGGATAATCCGCCAATGATGAGTCAAGTAGCTTGGTCAAAGGCAATTGAGTACGATGCTGATATGGCTATGGCAGTTCACAGATATCCAGGAACTAACATGATTGAAATTGTAAGTAGAAAGAATAGACATGGACACGAGTTTGATTTCTACCTAGATTGGGATATCAATAAAGGAATTATTAAAGAATTGTACGATTATGTACCAACACAGACAAATTAAAAAGTTTCAAATATCTGTTAATTTTTTAGATGACTCAGATATGATTAGGATAAGGAATCAGTACGAAAATTTATTAGTTGGCAAAATGAAAGAGCAGGGCTACGTTAGAGTGCTTGACATAGACACTGCATTTTCTGTAGAATTTACTGGCGAGACCTGGCAGTTTCTTATGACTATTCAGGGCATATATGTAGGAAGGAGGAAAGCATGGCAATCAGAGGGAGTTACACAGGGAAAGTTAATTCCACGCAATACACCCAAGGTCACATCAAGTCGGTCTTAAAAGAGATAGGCTTAGATATATCTGGAGAAACGTCTAATGACTTTTTATGCTATTGCCCCTTTCATTCCAATAGACATACTTCAAGCTTTAGCGTAAGCAAAGAGTACGGCGCATTCATATGCTTTAATCCTGCATGTGGAGAGTCAGGAACATTAATAGAGTTAATAAAAAGAGTTTTAAACAAAAATGACTTTCAGGCTATGAGGCTTGTGTTCTCTAAACAAGAAGAGGCTCTGGATAACTTTGAAGAAATTATGGCGGAGATGTTTAAAGATAAGCCAGACTTTGTTGAGTTCCCACAATCTAAAATAAATGAATTATCTACTAGCCTTACATTAAACAAGGTGGCAAGAGATTACTTTGTGTCTCGTGGTATTAATGAATTATCAATGTCTCATTTCGAACTTGGGTATTCAGAAAATCAGAACATGGTTACTGTACCAGTTCACACGCTAGACGGATTACCAATTGGTTTAGTTGGTAGATCTATAGAGGGAAAGTCTTTTAAGAATAGTACAAACCTGCCTAAGAGCAAAACGCTATTTAATATTCACCGTGCTAAAAAAATAGGAGACCATGTAATAATTGTAGAGTCAAGCTTTGATGCAATCCGCGTTCATCAGGCTGGCTTCCCAAACGTAGTGGCTACCCTAGGCGGATTCTTGTCTACCGATCAGCACAATTTGCTGAACAGACATTTTAATAAAATAACTATTATGACGGATAATGACCTAGCTGGAAGAGAGCTTGGTTCGGGAATAGCCTACAAGTTAAAGAATAAAGACATCTTGTGGAGTTCTTTTGAATATGGTAAGATATATCCTCATGATGCAAAAGATGCAGGCGACATGACTGATGAAGAAATTAAAACCTGTGTTAAAAATTCTGTATCCAATATAGAATACAGATCTTGGAACTCGTGATATGATAAAACTACAGATGGATTTATACCATCAACTACAAAGGAGAATATATAAATGAGTATAGTAAAGGGTCTAAAGGACCTAAACAAGGCACTAGATAAACCTACCTACAGTGGTGGGGATGAAAACAAAGGTCGCTGGCTTAAAATTGAAGACGGCGAAAGCGTAAAGATTAGATTCCTTCAAGAGTTGGATGCAGACTCACCAAACTACAATGATAAACTTGGTTGCGGATTTATCGCCCTAGAACATACAAATCCAAAAGATTACCGTCGTAAAGCTTTGGACACAATGGAATCTGATGGCCGTGACTGGGCAAACGAACAACATCGTAAAGATCCAAAGGCTGGCTGGAAAGCAAGAACACGTTTATACATTAACGTATTGGTTGACGATGGCAAAGAGGAGCCATATGTTGCAATTCTTTCACAAGGAACTAGCGGTAAAACAATTACTCCTACATTAATTGAATACGCTGGAGAGATGGGAAGCATCTCAAATCTTATGTGGCGTATTAAGCGTAACGGAACAAAGACAGACACAAGCTACACAATTATTCCTTTAGCTAAGGATGAAACACCGTTTGATTTTTCTAGCCTAGAGTTGCATGACTTAGAAAAAACTGCGGTTAGACACGTACCATATGCAGAGCAAGAAGCTTTTTACATGGGCGAAAATGTTGAAAAAGAATCAGTATCTGCTGCTAGTAGCAGCGTAGACTGGTAATATTAAATTCACAGGGGCAGTCTTGACTGCCCCTGTATTATTTAGTAAAATTTAACTATGACTACATATGATATACCAGATCCATTTCAAACATTTGTGTCTAATAAGTATAAGAATTATGTAGGAGCAGTATACGACTTTTTTGCCAGAGAGTGGCACATGAAATGCGGATGCTGCAAGATTGATATATACGCACCAACAAAAAAGATATTAACCAAGATTCGGTTATATCATACTAGAAACGAATGTCAAGGCGGATACTAATGAACTTTACACACCTGCACGTTCATTCATACTATTCATTAATGGATGGTCTTAATTCTCCTGCCGATCTAGTAAGGGCAGCAAAAGACGCAGGTCAAACATCTTTAGCAATTACAGATCACGGCACCCTGTCCTCACATAGAGAAATGCAGATAGCCTGTAAAGAACAAGGCATAAAGCCTATACTTGGAGTAGAAGCCTACTTATCTCCAACAGATAGATTTGATAGATCTTCCTCAACCGATAAAAGCATACAAGCATACAATCACATAATCCTACTTGCCAAAAATAAAAAGGGATTAGAGAACATTAATATGCTGCAGGAGCTTGCCTGGAATGAAGGGTTCTACCATAAACCAAGAATTGATAGAGAAATATTGTTTTTATACAAAGAAGGAATAATTGTTTTGTCTGGTTGTATGAACGGAATTATGGCAAAATGTATCGCAAGGGGTAGCATGGATGAAGCAAGGCTGCTACTAAAAGAATTTAAAGCACAGTTTAAAGAAGATTTCTATGTAGAAATTCAGGCGCATAATGATAAGGAAGTTAATGACGGGTTAATAAAACTGTCAGATGAATTAGGAATTAAAATGGTTGCAACTAGCGATGCTCATTATGCCAAGGAGGAGGACAGAGTATTAGAAGAAGCAATGCTCATCCTATCCACTTCACCAAAATCAGACAAAGAAGCAAGCTTTGAAATGTCTCGTGAGATAAAAGACATGATGGAAAGATTTAATTACCTGTATCCAGAAAGAAAGATATCCTTTCAAAACTATAATCTATTTATTCAGTCTCGCCAACAGATCGAAGAAGACTTTAATAAGATTGGTATCGTTAGAAAAGATATATATGAGAATACATTAGAGATATCCAATAAAGTCCTAGAATACGATTTTAAGAGGGGGCTAGACCTTCTGCCAGTCCCTAAGACCAACGCAGACCAGCAACTCTCCCAGATGGCCTTTGACGGCCTAGAAAGGCTACGCCTTAGAGAGAACTGGCTAGGAAATGACGTATATGATCAAAGACTTATTGAAGAGCTAGAGATAATTAAATCTAAGAACTTCGCTTCGTATTTCTTAGTTGTAGCAGATATGGTTAATTGGGCAAAAGAAAATAATATTATGGTGGGTCCAGGTCGTGGCTCTGCCGCTGGTTCGTTAGTCTGCTATGCGCTTGGTATCACAGATGTAGATCCAATTGAATATGACTTGTTATTCTTTAGATTTATTAACGAAGAGAGAAACGACTTTCCAGATATAGACACAGATTTTGAAGACGGCAGAAGAAAAGAAGTTAAGGACTACCTTAAAAATAAATTTAAATATGTTGCTTCTATCTCTACATTTACTTATTTTAAAGATAAAGGTGTTATCAGAGATGCTGCTCGTGTATTTATGGTTCCACTTTCAGATGTTAATCGTGCCATGAAGTCTATAGATACTTTTGAAGAGTTTGTAGATTCTCCTAACACAAAAGAGTTTAGAATGAAATATCCAGAAGTGGTCTGGCTTGCAGAAAAGTTGCGTGGAAAGATTAGATCTGTGGGAGTTCATGCTGCAGGAGTAGTTGTTGCAAAAGATGATCTTAGGAACTATGCTCCAGTTGAATCTAGAGCTGATGCAGATGATGATGTTTCTGGAAGAATTCCTGTTGTTGCATACGACATGGATACGGTTGCAGATATAGGCCTTATCAAACTAGATGCACTAGGACTTAAGACCTTATCTGTAATATCCGATACATTAAAGACTATTAAAAAACAATCTGGAAAAGAAATTCATCTTTCTTCTTTAGAATTCAATGATGCAAATGTTTATAAAATTTTAAGCGATGGATATACCAAGGGAGTGTTTCAGGCCGAAGCAACCCCCTATACAAATTTACTTATGAAAATGGGTGTGAACAAGTTTGAGGATCTTGCCGCATCTAACGCTCTTGTAAGACCAGGAGCCATGAATACAGTGGGATCTTCTTATATTAAGAGAAAAAATGGCGAAGAGGCAGTCAAATACATTCATCCAATTATGCAACCTTTTACCGAGAATACATACGGTGTTATTATATATCAAGAGCAGGTTATGCAAGCCTGCGTACACTTAGGTGGTATGACTTGGTCAGAGGCTGATAAGGTCCGCAAGATTATTGGAAAGAAAAAAGATGCAACAGAGTTCAACCAGTTCAAGGATAAATTTATTGACGGGGCTTCAAAACACATTTCTAAAAAACAAGCCGAGACCCTTTGGCAAACTTTTGAAGCTCACGCAGGTTATTCTTTTAATCGTTCTCACGCTGTTGCTTATTCTATGCTTAGCTATTATACTGCCTGGCTTAAGACTTATCACCCTCTTGAATTCATGTTTTCAATTCTTAAAAACGAAAAAGATAAAAATGCTAGGACCGAATATTTAATTGAAGCTAAAAGACTTGGCGTTAAAGTTTTACTTCCTCACATTAACGAATCAGATGTTTATTTTTCTTTGCAAGGTGGCGGTGTAAGATTCGGGCTTGCAGAAATAAAGTTTATATCAGACGGTATAGCAAACAAAATTATTGAAAAGAGACCATATGCCACTTATTCCGATTTCATACAAAAAGCCTCTGCGAAAGGTAGCGGGATTAATAGTAGGGCTGTATCTGCTCTTAATGCTATTGGTGGTGCTGCTTTTGAGGACAATGTCAGAGGCGGTAAGGAAAAAGAATCGTACTACGAGTACTTAGGAATTCCAACATTTAATTTAGACTTACCTCCAAGAATTAAAGCGCAGGCTAGACCCATACAAGACTTTGATGATCTAGGATCTTTTGTTATGTTTGGAATGGTTAAGTCTATTAAAAGAGGAACTGGCTGGGCAAGAGTAGAGATAGTAGATGAAACTGGATCCGTTGGCCTGTTTCACAATGAGCAAACTCAAATTGAAACAAATCAGATGTACTTCATTCTTGTGGGAGATAACAGAATAGCTAAATACATTAACGTAAAAGATGTGGACCCAAACAGCACAGATATCTTTGTAGATTATTTATACAGAAAAGAATACGATATGGAAGAAGATGAATTTTTAGTTATCAACTTTACTCCTTATAGAACAAAAGCTGGAAAGACTATGGCCCACATAGTATTTTCTGATAAGAATAAAGTTTTAACTAGAGCAATTGTTTTCCCAACAATGTACGGCAAGGCGGTAGGAAAAATGCGTGAAGGAATGACTTGTAAAATGGTTCTGTCTAAACTGGATGACGGAACGCTTATGGTTAAGGAGATAAAATGACAGACGATATACAGGGGCTAGTTACTTCAATTAGCTTAAATCAAGTTTTAGTAGCTATATTAGAAGAGCATACTAAATTAACTGTTCCAACTTCAAAGTTTTTAGAGGCATCTTCTGAAGAAAAAGAGCTTGTTATTGACTATGACGAAAATAATTTGACATTTACCTTTAGCTTAAGGCTTAAAGACTAATGAAGACAGGCTCTATTTTTAATGGTATAATAATAAAAAGAGAAAAGATAACTAAATGACAATTGTATTAAATGATATATTAGCAAAACTGGATCCAAAAACTAGGGCAAGAGTTCGATCTGCTCAGGATGTTGAGATTCATAAACAGCCTACTCCAAGCATTGGATTAAACATGGCTCTTCGTGGGGGACTTCCCTATGGAAGACAGGTGCTTGTATGGGGAAATAAATCTTCTGGTAAATCTTCCTTTTGCTTGCAGATTATAGCCCTAGCCCAAAAAGAAGGAAAGAGTTGTGCATGGATTGATGCGGAAGCATCTTATGATCCTAAATGGGCAGAAGAGTTGGGAGTAGATTCTTCTAAACTAATTTACTCAACCGCAAAAACTGTAAACGATATGGTAGATGTTGCTACAAAATTAATGGACGCAGAAGTAGATTTAATTGTTGTGGATTCAATATCAGCTTTACTACCTGCAATCTATTTTGAAAAAGATGGAAATGAAATGAAAGATTTACAAGACACTAAACAGATAGGCGCTGAAGCAAAGGATATGACCCACGCAGTCAAAATGTTAAACTATGCAAACAAAAACACATTACTTATTCTCATCTCACAACAACGAAATCAATTTGGATCTATGCATGCTAGCCACATCCCCACGGGCGGAATGGCAGTTAAATTTTTTAGCAGCACGGTCATTAAACTCTGGTCTTCTGAAGCTGAGGCTAATGCTATTAAGGCTGGTATTAAAGTTGGCGACAAGATTATTGAGCAAAGGGTCGGCAGACCAGTTAATTGGATTGTTGATTACAGCAAAGTCTCACCCCCAAATTTATCGGGACAGTATGACTTTTACTACCAAGGGGAATCTATTGGTGTAGATAGAGTAGGAGAAACTCTAGACGTTGCAGAGATGTGCGGCATTATTGAAAAAGGCGGAGCTTGGTATACCGTAAACGAAGAAAGATTCCAAGGCAGAGCAAAGGCAGTTCAATATCTACGTGATAACCCAAAGGTTATGGAAAAGCTTATAAAGGAAATTAATGCCAAGTCTTGATGAATTTATAAATAAACCAGAGAAAGTTTACAAAGCAGAACTAGAAAGAATTGGTGGAGCAAAGCCGTGCTCAAAATGTGATAAAGATTCTGTTGAATACTTTTGGAATGCAGTAGAAACTACTATGTCATGGGAGTGTCCAGACGGACATAAGAATACGTTTGTGATTAAGTAATGTCAGAAAAATCAGAAGTAAAACGTGACGGGGCAAAGGCTCAAAAAAACAGCGGTCGAGGAGACTACCAAAAGGGCGATGCTAAATGGAACAAGTTCCTTGTAGATTACAAAGAAGCCTCTTCCTCGTTTACTTTAAATAAAACCGTATGGTCAAAAATATGTACAGATACATTTAAGGTAAGCAGAGATATGCACCCAGCTTTAAAGATTATTATAGGAACTGATTCCAAGGTCCGTCTTGGAATTATCGAGTGGTCAGTTTTAGAAGAACTGATCGTATCTTGGGAGAAAAATAATGGGATCAAATAATAAAATACCTTTTAACCCTACCGTTATTAAAGACGGAAGGATTGTCAGGATTAGAAAAGATGGTACCGTAAAGGCAGATTTAGGCCCTTACAAGTTAAAGAGTAAGAAGGCAAACTAATGGAGATCTTTTTATTTAGTGGTATAGCAATAGGGTTTTTAATAGGATACCCAATTGGATTATTCATAGATAATTTAAATAAGAAAGAAAATAAAAAAAATGGCAGATGATAAAAACACTTTAGAGTTAATCAATTCTATTACTGAGTTTAACGATCTTTCCGAATACATGAAAGATGATCAGTTAGATAAAGCATTAGCAATTATTGTTAAGCTTCTGATGAATCCAGATGTGCCTTCGGCAAAGGCTCCGTATTTAATTATAGAGCTGCAAGCAATGTCTACTAAGTTTTCCATGATGGCCTCAGTGTATTCTACTATTGCAAAGGACAAGGCTGGAACCGTAAACAATAATAAGAAAAATATATACTATTCAGCAAAGGAGTCCATAGACAAACTTGTAGATGCACTTAAGTATGTCGTTAGGTACAATTCATAATGGGTAGAAAAATAGTAAAGAATCTAAAGTTTAAAAAACATAGCGGAAAGCACTTTGATCCAGAGAAGTTTGCTTCTTTACTAGATGAGTCATATTTAAAAATAAAACGAGCTGACGGGGAAATGACAAAAAAGTCATTTAGCCCAAGCTCTTTGGGATATGGTCATGGAAATTGCCCTAGGTATTGGTACATGGCCTTTAGTGGTGCTATGTTCATAGATGATAACGATTCAGTCGCAGTTGCTAATATGGCACAAGGAACTCAGGCTCACGAAAGATTACAGAACTTAATTAAAACTATGCCAGAATTTAGATCAGAAGAAGAAGAGATCCTAAATGATTATCCTCCAGTAAAAGGCTTTGCAGACTTGGTCATGGAGTATGATAACGAAATGGTCATTGGAGAAATAAAGACAGCCAAGCAAGAAGCATGGGATGCCAGACAATCAGAAATGAAATCTACCCCAAATCATTTACTTCAACTGCTTACCTATATGAAAATTAAAAAAGCTAAAGAGGGATTCTTCCTTTATGAGAATAAGAATACGCAAGAAATAATTGTTATTCCTATATCTATGAATGAAAAAAATACTAAAATTATTGAAGATACTTTTTCTTGGATGTGCGAAGTTTGGGATAACTTTAAAGACGGAGATCTGCCAATGAGGCCTCCTGGTGCTTCTAAGTCTAAGCTTCCCTGTACTTACTGTCCAGTTAAAAAAGAATGTTATTCTGGATTAACAGGAACTGTTCAAATAGAGATGTTGGATATTTCTAATTTATGAAATGTGCAAATAAAGAATGTGCTATAGAGTTTAATCCTAAAACTCATAATCAAAAATATCATAACGATGAGTGCTGTAGGGTTGCCACCAATAGAAGAATCATGGAAAAATATTATGAAAAAAAGGCAATTAGGGGTGGCTCTGTAAGAAATTGTGAGAACTGCAAAACTCTTTTAAGTAGATACAATCAGAAAAATATTTGTTCTGCGTGTGAGAAGAACAACAAAATTACAAATAAAAAAATGCTTTTAGGGATATTAGATGAAATTGGGTGAGTTAATTAAACTAAAAGCCAGCAGAGTCTTGGGGATAGATGCCTCAACAAACTCAATAGCATTTTGTTTAATGGAAGATAATCATCCCCTTAAATGGGGAAAGGTAGACCTAGTTGGATCAGATATATATGAGAAGATATACGATGCCAAAGTTAAGATGAATGTTATGCTAGATGAATTAAAGAGCGATTACATTGCGGTAGAAGGGGCTATACTTGTCAGATCACCTGATGCTGTGATAAAATTATCATATGTTTATGGAGTTGTCATTGCCGAGCTTATGTCTACTGGCTCTCGTGTCATTACTATATCTCCAAGTTCTTGGCAAGCATATATTGGCAATAAGAACCCAACCAAAGAAGAAAAAGCGGACATTAGATTAAAGAATCCAGGCTATGCAGATTCTTGGTACAAGACCCAGCTTAGGAATATGCGTAAACAAAGAACTGTAGATTATTTCAATAGTAAATATAAAATAAGTTTAGATGATTTTGATGTAGCAGATTCATTTGGTATTGCTCATTATGCCAACAAGGTGTTAACAGAACGATGAAGTTATATCAGAGCAAAGAATGGCTGCATAGAAGGTATGTAGTTCAAAAGAAAACAGTTACAGAGATAGCCAAGGAGTGTAATGTTTCTGCTATGACTATACAGAGATACCTAGATCAGTTTGGACTAATTAAAAAACGATGAGCAAAGACGTATGGCTAGGAGCCAATAAAGAAACTGCAGGAGATTTAATACTCAGCGGATATTCTGGAGAGCTTAAAGATATGCCAGTATATAGTGAGGTCAAAGCGCTGTTCAGAAACGGAGCAACAGCATTAGATTTTGGTTGCGGGGTAGGAAGAAACTCAGTAGCACTTGCAGAAACATATGACAAGGTAATCTCTTTTGATTTTCCAAATATGATAGATCTAGTCCCAGAAGAAAATAAACTAAGTAACATATCATACACAACAGACTGGGAGCATGTCAAAGGATTTAAATTTGATACAGTATTGGCAAGCCTAGTATTCCAGCATATTGAAGATTCAGAGTTAGATTCATATCTAAATGATTTGTCTCAAATAGTGGACAGATTAGTTATCCACAGCAGAACATGGATTGATCATTCGGCCTCACAGGTATTGCCAATTATAGAAAAATATTTTATAATTGACAGTATAGAGTATTCAAGAGATCCCAACAATCCCGTTGACGATCATTTTATTGCAATATTAAATAAAAAGGTGGACTAATGCTAAAGCCAGTATTTCAAGATACAGATGTATTTGCTTATAATGATCTTTATCTTCACGCAATATCCGCCCCAGCAGGGCATAAGATATTAAACACATGTCTTGAAATAGCTCAGATGCTAATTGATAAAAATATTTCATACGGCAACTCAGCCCTTGAGCCTGTAAGAATATTTTCAACGGCGGATTCCACAGAGCAATTAAAGGTAAGAATAGACGATAAACTAAATAGAGTAAAGAATAATCAAGGATATGCTGGAGATAATGATATAGATGATCTCATAGGCTATCTAATGCTGTATAAAATAGCTAAATCAGGTTGATTTTTTAGTCGACTAAGAGTATAATCTAAACATGTCTGAGATAGAGTTATCCGCCCATTTTGACCGAATGAACAGAGTAGTGTCAGAATTACTAAAAGGAAGCAATCCCACCCAAATCGCCGCTATAACGGGTTTTAAGAGGGGTGACGTAGTTGACCTTATAGATGACTGGAAAAATGTTATTCATAACGACACAGGGGCACGTGAGAGGGCTAAAGAGGCTATCTCAGGAGCAGACCAGCATTATGCAATGCTAATCAAGGAAGCTTGGAAGACCGTAGAGGATGCCGATCAGGCGGGACAACTAAATGTTAAGGCTACATCCCTAAAGCTAATTGCAGATATTGAAGGCAAAAGAATTGGAATGCTTCAAGAGGTAGGCCTGCTAGACAATGCCGAACTTGCAAATCAAATTGCAGACACAGAGCGTAAGCAAGATATCCTAGTAAAGATATTAAAAGAAGTTACAGCGTCTTGCCCTAAATGTAAAATAGAGGTGGCAAAAAGACTTTCACAAATTACTGGAATTGTAGAACCAATTGAGATAATTGAGGAAGTAAATGGACCTTAATTTTAATGATTTAATTGATATATTAGATGGAGCAGAGTTTGAAGAAACCCCAGTAGATCTAAGAACATTTGTGGTAAATCCAGAGTATCTTTCTCTGCCCCCACTTTCAGAATTGCAATACCAGCTAATTGAAAAGAGTTCTCAGATATATAAAGAGTCTAGTCTTATTAAATTATTTGGAGAAAAAGATGGACAAAGAATATTTAAACAAACATGTAACGAAGTTATAGCACAACTAGGAAAAGGTTCAGGAAAAGATTACTGCTCTACCATATCAGTTGCTTACATTGTCTACCTGCTTCTTTGTTTGAAAGATCCCGCAGCATATTATGGCAAACCCCCAGGTGACTCAATAGATATCTTAAATATTGCTATTAACGCACAGCAAGCAAGCAATGTGTTTTTCAAAGGATTTAAAACTAGAATTGAAAGATCTCCATGGTTTGTTGGAAAGTATGAGGCTAAGGCTTCAGAAATGAAATTTGATAAAGGAATAACAGTTCATTCTGGACACTCAGAAAGAGAAGCATTTGAAGGATATAACGTAATAGCCGTAGTCCTTGATGAGATATCAGGATTCGCAATTGAGAGCACAAGCGGCAACGATCAGGCTAAAACAGGAGAAGCTATCTATGATATGTATAGAGCCTCAGTTGCATCCCGTTTCCCAGATTTTGGTAAAGTAATACTTCTTTCTTTCCCAAGATTTAAAAACGATTATATTCAGGCACACTACGAATCAGTAATTGCAGAAAAGGAAGTTGTTATTAGAAGTGAAACAATGAAGATGGATGACGATCTGCCAGACGGAACGGATGGTAATGAGGTTACTGTTCAATGGGAAGAAGACCATATTAAATCATATCTATACCCAAAAACATATGCTATTAAAAGACCAACATGGGATGTTAATCCTACAAAAAAAATACAAGACTTTAAAGTAGACTTTTATAGAAACTACATGGACGCCTTAGGTAGATTTGCCTGCATGCCACCAGAAGCCGTAGATGCTTTTTTTAAATCAAGAGAGAAAATAGAAAAAGCTTTTAATAACATGAATCTGCCAGTAGATAATTTTGGAAGAATGGAAGATTGGTTTCAGCCAGAAAAAGATAAAGAATATTTTATTCACGTAGACTTAGCTCAGAAGCACGACCATTGTGCAGTTGCAATGGCACATGTAAATAGATGGGTAAATGTAAAAGTAACTAATGAATATTCTCAACCTGCTCCTGTTGTAGAGGTAGATGCAGTAAGATTTTGGACTCCAACTGCAGATAAGTCAGTTGACTTTACTGAAGTAAAAGATTACATCTTGTCATTAAAGACAAGAGGATTTAATATCAAGGTGTGCACATTTGATAGATGGAACTCCCACGACATGATGCAGCAATTGAAACAGTACGGAATTAATACGGAGCTGCTATCTGTTGCTAAAAAACATTATGATGATATGGCAATGATTGTTTCAGAAGAAAGAGTCTCTGGCCCAGCAATTAAATTATTAATTGATGAGCTATTGCAATTAAGAATTACAAGAGACAGGGTTGACCACCCAAGAAAAGGCTCAAAGGACTTGGCGGATGCAGTTTGTGGATCAATTTTTAATGCTATAAGTAAATCAAAGCAGGACAAACAAAAAGAAATTCAGATTCATACCTATGATTCTATGAATGATGATAACGATCAGAAGGATGAAGAGGTTGTTCTTAATATGATTAGAGCACCTAGAATACCGACAGACCTACAAGAAGCAATGGAGAATATGCAAATAATATGAGCGACTACCAAGATAAAGCAAAAGAGTGTAAATGTTGTGGAAAACACGTTCCGCTTCCAATAGTTCTTAAAGAATATTTTGGAAACACGGTCTGCCCTACTACATTTGCAAACATCGTAGAGTATAAAAGAATGTGGATTAGCCTAGGCAAAAGACCACAAGGCAATATCAGAAAGCATTTTTCTGACTATGTTCAACAAATAGTAGAACAAACAATTGATAAAAAAGAAGACGGAAGCCTACAGAGCTAATTGCTGTATAATTATATGCAGAAAGAAGGTTGCTATGTTTGAAGATGAGTATGAGGACGAGCAAGACGGACAGGATCTTTCTGTCTACATGGAAATGGGAGTCATAGAGTTAGAAGGAATGGACGAAAACGGAGAAGCAATTTTCTCTATAAACGAAAGCGCTAAAATTTTAGCCCCACACTTATGGCAATCTCATATAGACTATGTAGATAAATCTTTAATAGAATTATACGAAGCTGGTTTAGTTAAGGTTGAGTACAACGAAGACTTAGAGGCAACCTTTCTTTTGTCCCCAGAAGGACACGCCCTTGCAAAAGAAAAGGGACTAATTGAAATGGATATTAATAGGAATATTCCGAACGACTAAAAAAGACCAAGAGAACAAAAAAATAGTATAATAAGAACCTGCACCCCTTCATCGGGGAGTCGCAGGTTATTCGGGTCGCTACCCGAAGGATGGACCTGAGTACGTCCGCAAACTGCTCATTTAAAATTTAAGGAGAGTTATGTTCGAGTACAGAGTTAAACAAATTACAAAGGTAGTAGACGGAGACACTATTGATGTTGATATTGATTTAGGATTTAGTATTTCTTACTCTCAAAGATTAAGATTAGCTGGCATAGATACACCAGAATCTAGAACAACAGATAAGCTTGAAAAAACTTTAGGCCTTGAATCAAAAGAGTATCTTAAGTCTAAATTTAAAAATGCTGTATCAATAATTGTAAAAACAGAAAAGCCAGACAGTACAGAGAAGTACGGTCGTATTCTTGGATGGGTATACCTTGATGGAAATACAAAGTCTGTTAATGAACAAATGATTGAAGACGGATACGCCTGGGGATACATGGGCGAAACTAAGGTTAAAGACTTTGTAGCCTTAGCAGAAAAGAGAAAGAAGAGCGGTAAATAGTGCCGAATTACGAATACTCATGTTCATCCTGCAACAAATCTACAGAAGTTAACAGAAAGTTTGATGATAAAGAAATAATCCCTCCTTGCCCTTCCTGTGGATATAGAATGACAAGATCCTATGGTGCAGTTGGAGTACAGTTTAAAGGGTCTGGGTTTTACAAAACAGATAATCCTAAGTAACTAAACTAATTTAAATATACATACGTGATATAATCTTCATGTAACAAAAATTTTGTTGCATGGAGACCCAATTGAGTAGAAAGATAAAATTATTTCTGGCTGGCCTGTTTGTAACTGGTTGGCTATTTTTTATAGGCCCAACTTATGCGTGGGCGACAGAGCAAGGCGGACAAGAACAAGTAGTAGTAAGTCCAGCGCAAGTGGCGGTAAATACAACCATTGCAACAGCCACCACTGAAGTTGCACAAGCAGTATCAGCATCAGAGTCTGCAACTGCAATAATTGCAACTGCGGTTCAAGCAGTAACAACATCTAACACGGCCGTATCAGCAGCAAACACTGCAGTCACTGCAGCAACTATTGCGGTAGCAGAAGTTCCTTTGCTTATAGAAACAGCAACTACTTTAATTCAATCAGCACAAACATCAGTAGAGTCAACCGCAGCAACTGTATCGGCAGCAAATACTGCGGTGGTAGCAGTATCTCCAGCCCTAGCAGAGGCTCAAACACAATTAACTCAGGCAAACGTTGCAATTAATACTGCTCAAGATGCAGTAAATGATTTGGTAGCTACAGTTGGCACAACATCAAATGTTTTAGCAAATACAGATGACGCAGGAATTCTTATGAATTTACCATTTAATTTACAATTAGGTGGAGTTACATATTCAAATGTTTATGTTAGTTCTAATGCAACAATAACTTTTGGTGTCAATGAAGGACAAAACTACTCTTCTACACCTAATGCTCCTTCAATTTCTGTGGCAGGTTACGATTGGACTACGTGGAGCAATGGCTCTGGTATTACTTATTCAACAACAACTAACACCCTGTCTATTGCTTGGGATGTTCGTGTATTTCCTTTAACAACAGCAGAAACACAGATGACTCAAATTAGATTTAATGCAGATGTAAATCCATCAGACAGTGCTTGGTCAGCAGACATAAGTGTTACTGGACCAATACCAAACGGAACAAGATTCAACGTAAGAGAAGTTGCTGGCGGAGCAATAACTAATACTCCAGATACAAATGCTGGTTCTGGATATAACGCAACAATTAGTCAAGGCGCTGCATTTATCCCTACCCCCGATCCAGACAATGCAACGGTATTGGCAGCAATTGATACAGCAAATGCACAAATTGCTGCGTTAAACTCAGCAATTACAGCAGTTGTTGCAACAAATACAGCAAATACAAATACAGCTATTGCACCAATAGCAACTGTTTCACAAAATATTTTAACTGCATTATCGACAGCAGCTACATTCTTAGCCACAAAGTTAGCAGAGGTAGCACCGCCATCTTTGGTTTATACTGCACCAACACCACCTGAGCCACCCGCAGAAGAGCCACCAGTAGTAGAGCCACCCGCAGAAGAGCCACCAGTAGTAGAGCCACCCGCAGAAGAGCCACCAGTAATAGAGCCACCTGCAGAAGAGCCACCAGTAATAGAGCCACCTGCAGAAGAGC